CCTGTTTTAATGCTTGGTTACATGATGTTATAAACTTTTAAAACTAATAAAATGGAAGAGCAGAAATTTACAATAGAAGAAATTAGAAACTACATAATGAGCCAAGATAGCTTAGGAGATGTAATGTATAACTTAAATGCTGAAAAAATAATAGAAGCTAATGAACATGAAGAAGATGAGTTTGGCGAATGTGATGCAACAGAAGCTGATATTTATTAGTTTTTATTGTTTATAACGCAATAATAAAGCCCCGTTTAAATGGGGTTTATAATTAGTTAGAATAAATAGTATTAATGTGTTAAATCAAAGGTAAAATTTAACACGTTTTAACATAAAACAATGAGTAAAGAAGAACAAAAAGCAAGGGAACTTGTGGAAAAGTTTATGGAATATCCAAATTTAATGGATTATACAGAAGATTTAAGAGCCAAACAATGCGCACTTATAGCAGTTGATGAAATATTAAAAGTTGCGAATCTTATGGATGGTGGCTTCTCGTTTGAAGAAGAAATAGCGTATTGGAATAAAGTTAAAGAAATAATAAAATCAATTTAAAAACTAAGAAAATGGAAAAACTATATGAATTATTGCAGGATATGCCTTTTTATAAAAAAGGGGAGCAAAGAACCGCTAAAGAATGGTGCAATGTAATGCAAGTGCCTAATGTATTTATATTTGAACAAAAAATGAAGGCAGGCCAGCTTTCGGAGTGGTTTAAAGAAGTTGAGCAGGAAATTGAGTTAGAATTTGGGATTCATTCCGTATCAAAAGGAGCAGATAGGAGGTGGGTTAGTAAATCAAATCCTATTGAGGAAGATTTTAGTTGTTATGAGGTTCGTGTCATGGAAGCAGCTTTAAACGCTCCAAAAGATATTCAAGATACGCTTGTAGAGGGTAAAGAGCTTATTTGTATTGATGATTTAGATGATGATAAATTTGATGAATGGTATACGAGCAATAATGCTGATGTACAAACAGGCTACATTGCTGAGATAAACGGAATAAAAGCAGTTTTAAAAGCCTGCATAAACAGAAAACAAAATAATATTTTGTAATTTTGAATAATTCAACAATTGATTTTGTATTGATATGGATAAACGAAAGAACAACGGGGGTAATTCTACTAGAGCTACTAGACCTGATGATAAAAGGTTAAAGTCTAATAAAAGCCTATTAGATAAATACATAAAAGATAATGTAGACGATAAGAAGATAAAAGAACTGCTAGAAGCTCATTATCAATTAGGAATAAAGGGAGACTCTAGAAGTGCTAAGATGTGGTTTGAATATGTATTAGGTAAACCAAAAGAGACTAAGGATATTAAAGTAGAAGTAGATAAGAATTTTCCTGACTGGTTAGATGAAGGATAAAAAGGTATACATAGGTAAATTGGAAGTTCCAATAGAAATAGTAATAGAGATAAATTCTAAAAAGTATTTTTATGAGCAATACAAGTTCCTTTATGAGTGGGTTGAAAGTTTACCAAAAGAAAAACAATCCTTAGTTTTTGATGAAAGCTAATCCTAATTACTTATTTCTTAAAAGGCAAGTACCTAAGCAAAGGTTTACTTTATTACAGGGTGGTACTAGAAGCGGTAAAACTTTTAGTACTATCTATTATTTAGTTTGGTTATGCGAGCAGTACTCAGGACTGGAGATAGATATTGTAAGAGATACTTTTACGGCTCTTAAATCAACTGTATGGAAGGATTTTAAGCAAGTATTAGTTAACCACTCTTTATACTCTCCGCACAATCATAATAAAACCGATAAGATTTATAACTTAAACGGTAATATGATTAGCTATTACGGTGCAGATGATCCTAGCAAGATTCACGGTAGAGCTAGAGATATACTTTGGATAAACGAGTGTAACCAATTAGACGAAGAAACAGTAGACCAGTTATTCCCTAGGACTAGACATAAAATTATAGGAGATTATAACCCAGCTATGCCTACTGAGCATTGGTTAGACCCTTACATTGAAAAATACCCACCTTTAATTACATCTTATAAAGATAACACCCACTTAACAAAGGCTCAAATAGATGATATTGAGTCTAAAAAAGGAAGTGAGTACTGGTGGAGGGTTTACGGTACTGGACAAAGAACTAAACCAACTGGGACTATTATAGATAATTGGGTAGAGGGTGATTTTGATGATACTTTACCTTATGTTTATGGATTAGATTTTGGAGTAACTGACCCTGATGCGCTAGTAAAAGTAGCAGTAGATAAGAGTAAAAAGAAAATCTATGTAGACGAATGTATGTACCAAACTGGGCAAAGTACTAACCAGTTAATATCTAACTTAGAAACAATTGTAACTAAAGATGAGTTAATAGCTGCTGACTATGGAGATAAAAGAGCAATAGAAGATTTACAAGAGGCTGGATTTAATGCAGTTAACTGTATGAAGGATAAGATTATAGATAGAATTAAAAATACTGCTGGTTATACATTTGTTGTAACACCCACTAGCCATAATATTAAAAGAGAGTTTTCTAACTGGGTATGGCACGACAAGCGGTCAGAAACCCCAATTGATAAACATAATCATACTATTGATGCTATTTTTTATGGCTATAACGAGTTCCACTATCAAAGTGAAACTTTTTTTGGTTAATCTATTGTTATTTATTTTTGTAATTTTGTAGTAATTTATTAAAGAATGGGTTTATTAACCAATTTAGCTAGAGGATATTTAAAATTAAACGAATCAGATAGGCATACTATTTGGAAGATGTTCGGTAGTTTTAAGGCTAACAAATTAGCTGAGAATCCACAAATACAAATTAAGGAAGGGTACGAGTCTAATGTTGACGTTTATTCTGTTATCAAGAAAATAGTCGATGTTAGTATAGATGTACCTTATATCATAGAAAGAAGATCGGGAGACGAATGGGAAGTATTAGAGGATTCTACCCTTCACGAATTAATGGACAATCCTAATAAGGATAAAGGTTATACTTGGGATGATATAGACGAACAATTATTAGTTTATTTATTAGCAAGTGGTAACGGTTATTTAGTAGGTCAGGAAGGGTTATTTGGCTCACTTATTCAAGAGGTAGATGTATTACCTAGTCCTTATGTAGATATTCAGACTGGTAATGACTTCTTTATGCCTAATGCTAAGTATCAATTCGAGTTAAATTCTACTAAGAGAACATACGAAGCAGATCAAATAGAGCATATTAAATTCTTTAATCCAGCTTATTGTAACTTAAAAGAAAGTTTTGATGGGTTAAGCCTTATCCAAGTAGCTAGTAGAGTAGTGCAAGTAGGTAACGATAGATGGGATGCTGATGCTAACTTGATGCAAAATAGAGGTGCTATTGGTTTAATTACTGATCGTAGTAATAGACCTATGACTTATGAAGAAGCTGAAAAAAGACAAAAAAGTTTTAATAATAGAACTACAGGTGCTGATAAGTTTGGAAAGATTACAGTTACTAACAAAGATTTAAACTATATCCAAATGGCTATGAGTTCAACTGACTTACAGTTATTAGAAAAGGGTGTAGTTAATTTAAGAGCTATTTGTAATGTATTTGGGTTAGACTCTAGTCTATTTAATGACCCAGCTAACAAGACGTTTAACAATCGTAAAGAAGCTGAGAAGGCTTTGTATACTAACGCTATTATGCCTATTATGAATAAGCTAGTAGCTAAACATAACGCTTACTTAGTTAGAAATCACTTTCCTGATGGTAGTGTAAGACTAAGAAAAGATTATAGCGGTATAGAAGCGTTACAACAAGATAAAAAAATGGAAGCTGAAAAGGATAAAATAGTATTAGATGGTATTACCTCAATACTTAATATGCCTATTTCAACTGAAAGCAAACAAACACTTATTAAAGAAACATATCCAGAAGTAAGTGAGGATTTTGTAGATAGTTTAATTAATACAGACAACAATAATGAAGGGGGTATTTCAAACTAAAGGCTTAGACCTAGAGGTAAAAGATATTGATGCTAAGACTAGGAGAGTTAAGGTAGCTCTTTCTAGGTTTGGTAATGTAGATAGTGACGGTGATGTAATTACTAGAGGTGCTTTTGCTAAGAGCATCCAAGAACGAGGTCACGAATCACAAGGTAATAGAAAGATTAAATTTCTAAGGTATCATGATTTTGAACACGAAATAGGAAAATGGATTTCACTAGAGGAAAGTTCAGACTATTTAATTGGTATTGGAGAACTAGGAAGAAGCACAAAAGGAAACGATGCTCTTTTAGACTATCAAGATGGAATAATAACAGAACACTCTATAGGGTTTATAAGCATCCCTGATAAGACCTTTTTACGTGAGGATGGTATTACTGAATTAAGAGAGGTATTCTTAATGGAAGGTAGTGCAGTTACTTTTGGTGCTAATCAAGATACACCAGTATTAGACGTTTCAAAGTCTGAGAATAGAAAAGAATACTTAGATAAACTAAACGAGAAAATGTTTAATCTAATTAACGCTCTTAAAAACGGTAAAGGAACTGACGATAGGTTAGAAACTTTTGAAAACCAGTTAAGAGTATTACAAGCTAAATATAATTCACTTATTAACTTAGAGCCGATTATGAATCACTCCAAAGAAGATGAGCCGAATGATAATAATCACAAACAATTTTATTTAAACTTAATTTAAAAATGAATTTCAAAGAATTTTTAAGCTCAAAGTCAATTACTACTGAGCAATTCAAAGAAAAGTCTGCTGAGGAATTAGCAGGATTGTACAATGAGTACAACGAAAAAAGAGCAGAAGATTTAACTGCACTTGTAGAAGGTAAAGCATCTAAAGAGGATATTGATTCTTTAAAAGCTGAAATCTCTAAAGGTCAAGCTGAGCAAATGAAGCATCTAAACGCTACTTTAAAAGAGTATGGTGTTGCTATTAAGAAACTTACTCAAGCAGAAAAAGAAGCTGGTGTAGGTACTTTAAGTTCAGTTAGAAAAGGACTAGAGGATAACAAAGAGGTTCTTTCTAAGATGGCTGCTGGTGAAGGTGCTAGAGTATCTTTCAAAGCTGCTGATACTATGTTAATTTCTTCTAACGTATCTGGTGGTAATGTACCAGTAGAGCAAAGATTAGCTGGATTAAATGCTATTCCTTCTCGTAGAGTTAGAATGTTTGACGTAGTACAAAGAGGTACTGCTGAGTCTAACGTTATCTCTTGGGTATATCAAGCTAACAAAGATGGTGCTGCTGGTCCTACTGCTGAGGGATCGTTAAAAAATCAAATTGATTTCGATTTAGTAGTTGCATCTGAGTCTAT